ACCCGTAAGTGCTCCGGTAAATTTATAAGCAACTCGATTAAGTTCAGTACCACTAAGTGTAAAATCACCAGAACCAGCAATGTTTATTGTAGTGTAATCAAATGCAAAAGTAGCCGACTGTCCGAACCCGATGGTAAAGAAGTTTGTCCCATCGGTGACAATGATAGCTGATTCACCGGGTTGGAACGGTAAATTAGCTGCACCATCAATTGTAACTGCTCCCGGAGGTGTTGCCGTTATTGCACCTGATCCAGAGTTTCTTAGATAAACAAACCAGTTGTCACCACCTGTTATTGGATCAGGCAATGTGTAAGTGCCACCAGCCCCCGTGTAGTTAAACATTTTGGCTCGATCATCTACGCCACTTGTGAAGTTAGTATTAAACGTGGTCACTGGTACGGACTGCGATAGCACAGTTCCAATAGCGACTATACCAGTACCAGCTAATGATGCTGCGTTGGCAGTTGATGTAGTAGCTCCATATTGCAGAAACACCCATGTGCCTTGTGTAGTGCTATTATCGGTCAGATAAAGTTGATAAACTTCCCCTGCGGCAATTGATCCTAGTTGTCCACCGTTTGCATCTTTTACAAGAAACGTGTGAGCACCTATGTTGTTAAATAGTATTGTATTACCCGTGCCACTTTTTTTTGCGTCTGGGACAATAATGCTAAAAGTTGGTGACGCTGCTGCTTGTGTTACGTCAATTATTCGGGTAGCTAAGTTTGTATTTGTTGAAGTTTCTTCGGGCCAACTCAGCGTGACATCAGCCGATAAGTTTTGAGTGCTATAACTAATTTCACTAGGGTAAATGTTAGCACCGCCAAAAACGTCTTGATAAATAGGCATTATGCTTCACTCCTTTGTGCCGCACGATCAAGTATTCTTCCTAAATCTTGACCGTTGAATGCTTGAGCACATCGGTCATATAGACTTTGCCATAGCTGTACTCTCTCATCGTTTTTCAAAAATGGGGTTGCCTCAAGTAACGAAGCATATAACACCAACTCCGGTGCGTAGTCCGTCAGCCAATTACTTTGCAAGTTTGGACCTAGCAGTGCAGGTTGTTCATAGTAAAGGATTTCTAATGTACTAGCTGCATTTGGTGTTGGAGCAATCAACCAATTAGCGTAGTCGTAATCAGCATAGAATTGAGGTGATGCTGTTTGAGCTTCATTAGGCCAGTAATTACGAAGGTACTCATACGATCTCGTTTGTATTGGCGTCCCGTCTACCGTCATAGAAATCGTGTCACGCCATCTGTCTGGCTTAAGATAAGTGCTAACACCGATAGACAGAGGCGTTGTTATCGCTCGGATAAAACCTTCAATTTTGAGTTCACGAGCTATACGCCTCTCTGCTAACGTCACTAAACGTGGCAATTGATCAAAAACAATTTGATCACTAGCTTGTGTAAACCCACGCTCAAGATATCTGCGTATGTCCTCTAACAAGCTATCATATGTCATTGTATAGCTCATGGCTTAGTCCTTACTCTGAACTTTCTTCCGAGCTTTCCTCAGAACTTTCTGCCTCTTCCGCTGCTTTATTAGCCGCTTCAATTTCAGCTAATCTAGCTTCTCTCTCTGCATCCACCTCTGCCTGAAGCTCAATTGGATCTCTCCAGTCTGGATTGGCGGTCCAAGTCGTACCGTCAAACGTATATTTATTACCTGCCCACGTATCTGGCGGACCCTCGATATTTTCATATAACGTACAGTCGTTCATGCTATGGCAACCGACATATAACTCAGGGTTATCTACTGGACCAATCGTAATACGGTCTGCTTCCATCAAAATTTCTTTGTCATCTTCGTACAAATACTTACTTAGTTTTGTAGAATTTTCTACGATGGTCTTCATTATGGTGCTCCTTTTAGTAATAATTGTGTTGTTGATACAGCTTTTCCTACTTCTATATTAGTACCACCAGAGGTTTGTGTTAATTCGCCATTTCCTTGCACATAATAAGTAGCGTCTATCGTGAGATCTTTTGCTGATCCCGTTGCCAGATATACTGCACCGTAGGCTGCGCTTGCCGTGTTATCATTGTACCCTACCATCGTTTTGTTTACATTTGGATCAAAGGCAATTGCTACGGAAGCTGGGTTGATATCAGTTGATGTAATTGCAACGGGAGTATCGAAAGTGATAGATGTTCCAGACACCGTGCCTGTAACCACTCGTAAATAGTTGTCTACATTTTGATGACAATAAGTGATAATTACTTTGTTGAGATTGGAGTCGAATGTAGATTGCACAGATCCACCGTTTATCTCAACATCCGTAAATGGAACAGGTGTTCCCCCACTAAGTGTTGAACCACTTACGGTACAAACCACCACGGTTCCATAACTCGAATTATTATCTTTATAGGGTATTATGACCTTATTGTTTTGGCTATCAAAACAAATTGTTCCCCCCTCTGACATAACAACGCCTATAGCACCAATCGGGTCAACTCTACTACCCCATGTGATAGAGGTGCCAGAAACTTGTCCAACCACACAAGCTAATCCTGTTCCTGAACGTTGATATGCAACTACTGTTCTATCGGCGTTTGAATCATAAGTGGTGTTGACATAACTTATTGATCCACTCAGTTGTTGCCACTCCGTCATAGATCCAAAAGTAATTGCACCGCCTGATATGGTTCCTACAGCGGATTCTCCGTATGTTGCTCTAGTCCAACAAATAACTACTTTTTGACTTGTAGAATCATAAGAAATGTCTTGAGCTTGTATTTGTGTTTGTCTGTATTCTACCCCACTAGAAAATGAAATACCTGTGCCAGTTACAGTGCCTACATAGGCTACTCCGTAATAGTTAGAAGAAGTTGGATCAGCCGTAACAGCTACTATTTTGTCGGCTGATGCATCGTAGGCAATACTATTATAACTTGATGACATTGATTGGTAGGCTGCCGAAGTGCCGAACGACACAGTGTTGTTTGATGAGTTTATGGCTCCAACAATAGACGTTCCATAACCTGTAGCTGGGCTTTGAAACCCAAACACAACTTGATTGCTCCCACTGTCAAATACAGCTTTCATGTCAGTAGATCTCAGTCCACCTGTAAACGCTGTAGGTGTTCCCGCTTCACCCGCACTAGCTTCTGAGGTGATACCTACCCCACCTTGTGGATTATATTTCCCACTGTTACCGCTAGAGATTGTCTCAGCCGCTATGCCAATAAAATCAGTATTATTAGTTGTCGTTTTGGCATTTTGGAACATTCTAGCTTCGCCAGCTCCATTGGCATGATCTTGGTAAGCGAGAACTAATTGTTGTGCATCAGGGTCATATTCAATCGCAGGAAATCGGTAATTGGCAGTCGGTGCTAATAAAGTTTGTGTTGTAAAATTAATTGTATTCCCACTTTGCGTACCGACACTGTAGTAACTATATGTAGTGCTATCGTCACGCCAAACAAAGAGCAATTTATCGGCACTTGGATCATATCCAATTCCGATTTGAGAAACTTGATTAGACGAAAATTGATTTGCTCCACCGAAAGTCATAGAAAGATTTGCGGCAACTATTGTGCCAACATAAGCCTCACCATCGGAGGTTTGAGAATTGTGTAAAGCTACAACAAATTTGTTTTCTGCCGTATTGTAAAGAATTTTCAAATAATTATAGTAACTTGCCCCTGATGTAATTATGTTTTGTGTTTGATAAACAATTTGACTAGCAGCAATTGTAAGAACATATGCCCTAACGTCGGAATAACTTATATTTCTTGCAATAACACAAAAACACTGATCGTCAGGACTGTATGCAAGATCATTGTCAATCGGGTTCCCCGAAGAATAAGTTTGTGTACCACCCCAAGTAGTTGTTGATCCTGATGTTGTGCCAACGTATCCTCGCCCATAACTACTAGCATCTCTGAAAACCGCGAGAACTTGTTGTTGCACCGGATCGTATGCACATCTGATGTAATCGGTTTGTTGATTATAAATTTGTGACGTTGAACTAAATGAAACAATATTAGTGCCACTGGTAATAGTACCAATTGCGCTGACACCTTTTGTCGTTCCGTTGTCGTAACTGACAACAATCACTTTATTCTGACTTTCATCAAAACAGCAATCTATTGCGCCACTTGTCTGAGTCATTACTTGGGTCTCAGTTCCAAAAGTTATAGTGCTTCCACTAACTGTTCCAATTTGTGCACGGGGATAACTCCCACTGAAGTAATAACAAACAAAAACTCTATCTACGTTGGTATCGTAAGTAACAGCTATTTGTTGTGGATAGTTTCCGCTGGCAACAAGACTCGCAGTTGTTCCAAATGCTTGACTTATTTGTGTTTCACTCACCGCTTCTATCTGTCCGTTTGACTTCAATACGATAGTTTGCCCAGTAGCAATATTACCAGAGGCTATGGCTGTAGCTTCTTTCGCACTGCCACCCGCAGGGAGTAAATCAGATAAATTTGTCATGTTTCAAATTCCAAGTTAATACTGGATGTGCTCAATGCCTTGCCAATTCTCAACCCTGTCGAAGTCGTTGAGATTGTTCCATCGTCTGCAACGTAATACACACTGTTTGGGGTCAGTCCTGAAAGTCCATTACTGGCTATACCGCCTTTCACGGTGACACTTCCCGATGCCGCATTTGAAATTGCAGCGTCAGCAATTCCTGTAAATCTTGATACATTGGTTGATTGTGGTGTGTAAAACTCTGTCTTACCGTAACCAGTGTAAGTTGGAGCAGTATAATTTACATAAAAAGACACAACTTTATTGATATTTCCGATTAAAGTTCCCCTTAGCACATATTTATAATCATTAGACGTTGACTCTTCGACAAAAGAAGATGCCCAACTTAGTACTCCAGTGCTTGCGTCCATAGCTGTAGAGTTGTTGTAAGCAATATTATAAGATGGAGATGGTTTTCTAACAGCAACGGTAACACTCTGTGATTCCGGATCATAAGTTGCTGCAAGTTGAGTTGCTGTTTGCGTTGGACTAACAGTCTGTGCTGTGATCCCATAGTAGACACCACTACGGATATCACCCGTAACGTATTTAACATTTTGAGTAGAGTAATCGGCATAAAAAGTAAGAAACATATTGCTTGGTGGGTAATAAAGAAAATCTACTCCAAAGGTATTGGTGGATAAATTACTTCCCCCATTGACATAAGAACTCCAACTTATTGTGTTTCCAGACACCGTACCGATCCAAACGCGACCATCATAGGGAGAGCTTTGGTTCACTGCGAAAGCGGCTAATTTGTTTTCCTGAGAATTATACGCAATGCGTGGTGAAAGAGGATAAAAACTGTTTTGAATTGTTTGCACGCCACCGGGAAACAAAATACTATTAGTTGACCCACCTGTAACATTTCCAACTATCGAATCATATCGTCCATTTCCTTGATTTCTCCACACAATAATTGGGTGATTTGAATTTGTATCGAAGACTATGTCAATTTGGTTTGTGTCACTACTTGAGAAAGCTGACGGTGCTCCAAATGTAATTGTTGGCGTACCTCCCGGTGTAGTAATTTCACCTACAAGTGCATATCCATATTGGTTGCTATCTTGTTTTTCATAACACAAAATTACTCTATCAGTTAATGTATCGTAGGCCATCGCGAAGTTACTAGCGAGGTCTGGAAGAGTTGTGGTTGCTCCTACCGTGTAAGTTGTTCCTGAGTTTGATGCTACGGTAGCATAACTTGCCGTTGCAGTATTGTTTGTATAAACGAATATGGTATAACCAGTGTCTGGGTCATAGAGCACGCCTGTCGAATCGTTTGCATAGTAAATATTCTGAGTAATAACATCTTGTGGCGTGCTTACAGCTTGAGCTGCCTCTGCTATCGGAGATACTGTGCCATCACTATTTATTGCTACCGCATCACCTTGCGAAATCGTACCGTTAGCCGTAAAACTTACATTTTTGCCACCGGCACCAGCAGGAAGTAAATCAGATAAATTACTCATTACAAATCCTTAATGTTTAAAGTCGTAGCTGATACTGCCGTGCCAATCAACACAGGTGTATAGGTTCCGGTGCTTGAATTAGTTATAGTTCCATCGCCCTGAACATACATAGTATCACCGGGCGTCATTCCACTTTGTGATTCGTTTATACCGCCAAGCAAACTTACGTTGCCACTGGCACCAGATGAAATAGCTTGTGATGTTATTCCTATTACATCGACATTGTTAGAAATTGCATAGTTATAAAGATAGGCTTGATTTTTATCAGTCGTACCAGCGTAATAGAAATTAATAATAAATTTTTGTGTGGTTGTATCGAAGGCGATATCAAAATCTCCATTTGATGCCGCCGTGGCAATATCGATGCTGGAAGAGCTATTATACAAATCATTGTTACTATCTATGTACATCGTCCAGTAAGCAGGTTTAATAACACTACCATCGTTGTAAGTATAAGCGTAAATAAATTCGTTGTTACCGTTTGATTTTATTGATCCCTCTGGATTACCACCACTCCATAAACTACCCAAGCTGTAAGGACCACTACTACCTTGGGCTAGAGTGGTTGAACTGTCAGCATAAACTCCAATCATAAAACCGACACCCGCTGCGTCTGTTACTAATCCGCATTTTTGAGTTTTGCTGTCATAGTCAATGGCTATACCATTAAAATAACCGTAGCTATAGAGGTTCCTCTGTGTTCCTATAGTTATGTTGCCAGATGTATCAAAACCAATAGTTATTGCATATACTGACGTTGAGTACCCACTATTGTATGCCGCTATGGCTACCTGTTGATTCGAATCATACGTTACATCGCACCCATAGTCAGTATAGCCCGGACCATTGCTAGTTGATATGTTAGTCTGACTAACCCAAGTGATTGTATTGTTACTATTTACCTTGGCAGATGCGGCCCTTAAATATCCATTACCAGAATTTTGCCTAAAAATAAAAAGCGTATGTTGAGCGTTTGGCATATAAACACAAGCTCTTGCTTTACAATCTATTCCCACACTTCTTAACTGTGCAGTCCCCCACGATGAACTATTTGCCGCGGCATTTATAGATCCAACGTACCCATAATAATTTGATGAGTAACCCACAAACATTACCAACCTGTCTGCGCTGGCATCGTATGTTGCTCTAACTGCCCTGTACGAATAGTCCGTTGTAATT